TCAAAATGGCAAGCTATCATCGACTATCTTTATTCGTTCGTTACCACCTTTAATTGGTCGGGCTTTGGCTCGTCCATAGGCACTTCTGTGAACGGCTGGTTTGATGAGATTGATTGGGGCAAGGCAGGAACGACTATCTCTGAGGGTGTGAAAGGTCTGCTTGATACGGCAATAAACTTCCTGCAAACTGTAAACTGGCAGGGCATAGGTGAAAAGCTGTGGACGTTCATTTCTACAATAGATTGGAGCGGCATTGCCACAAAGCTTTTCAAGACGATAGGCTCAGCTATAGGCGGTGCGGTATCAGTGCTGTGGGGCTTTATCAAGGACGCTGTTTTCAGTATCCGTGACTACTTTACGGAGAAAATTAAGGACTGTGGCGGTAATATCATTGAGGGGCTTTTCACAGGTATCGTTGACGCTTTCAAGGGCATAGGCACTTGGCTTTATGACCATGTTCTTACACCATTTATTGAGGGCTTCAAGAACTGTTTTGGTATTCACAGCCCTAGTAAGGTCATGGCTGAAATGGGCGGATATATCATACAAGGTCTGTATAATGCCGTATCTGAGGGTATTGCAAAGATAAAGGAAATATTCACAAAGCTTCTTAACGCTGTCAAGGGCGTTTTCAAAGGCATAGGCAAGTGGTTCAAAAAGACATTTTCAGACGCTTTCGGAGGCGTAAAGACCATTCTCAACGGCATTATAATGTTCGTCAAGAGCATTTTCACAGGCAATTGGAAAAAGGCTTGGCAGGGTGTAAAGAAGATCTTCAAAGGCGTGTGGGACACGCTTTACAGCGTTGTGAAAGCACCTATAAACCTAATTATCGGTGCAGTAAACAAAATGACCAGTGCTATTGAAAGTGCGGTCAACTGGATAATCGACGGCATTAACAGCCTGAGTTTTGATGTGCCTGATTGGGTGCCTGGCATAGGCGGAGAAACCTTCGGTTTTGACCTAGACACAATAAGCATACCTGAGATACCAAAGCTTGCCACAGGTGGACTTGCGACAGCACCGACCCTTGCAATGGTGGGCGATAACAGGAACGCAAAGGCAGACCCGGAGGTGATCTCACCTCTGAGCAAACTGCAAGGTATGCTTGATAACGGCAAGCTTGACGAGGTGTTAAGGGTGCTGAACGCTATACTTGATTGGCTGAAAGCTTATGACCCTGTGTTCTTCGGAACAGTTGACAGCAAGGTGCTTTTCAAGTGTATGCAGGACAGCAACAATCAGTATAAACGTAAGACGGGAGTGAATGCATTTTGACAGGAACATTGCTAAAGATAAATGGCGTGTGGGTGACAGACCCTGACCCTGATAGCTGGAGTCCTGTAAACTGTTACGAATGGACGGCAGGTTCAGGACGAGTGAATACAACAGGTCTGTTTGTGGGTGCAAGAAAGTTCTGCAAATACAAACTGCCCTGCAAGTGGACAATGCTTCCTGTCGCAGATTCAGCCGAGATACAATCCCTTATCGAGGACGGACCCGATTTTGCAGAGCTGGAGTTTTGGCACAATGGCAAGTATTATTCTATATCCGCCAACGCAAGCGACTATGTACCGCAGGGGCTTGTCAGACTTGACGGTGGTGAGTATTACAAGAGCTGTACTGTCACATTTGCAGAACGTTAGGAGGGCATATGTACACCATAGCAAGCAATGAGATAACAAGCAGGATAGAGAATTACAAAGCCTTGTGGGGTATGTGGATAGAGGACGCTCAGAGTGAAGCACCTGTGGCATATGATGGCATTCAGAACGTTCAGACGGACATTCAATCAACATCTCTGAGTGATGATATAGAGCTTGGAGCTGTCTGTTCTCAAAGTGTGACGGCAGAGCTTGTTGACGACGGAACTAAGTATCTTGGGAATGAGTATGTTTTCAGTTTGTATACAAAGGACGCAACTTCATCTGATACAAATGACGAAAAAATACCAATGGGGCGTTTCACCTGCGTAAAATCAAAGAAATCGGGCGGCAGTGTTCAGCTGACAATGGCGGACAGGCTGTACTTTTCAGACAAGCCATATGTGCCGCATATTCCTATGCCAAACTGGAATAAAGCCTTTGAAGACGACATATGCAGACAATTAGGCTTGCAGAACGGTAATGACTATACAGAGGTGCGACTACTGCGTGACAAGAACGGCAGAAGGCTGATAGATAAGAACGGCAAGGTGCTGTACTCAAAGTATTTCTATTTCAAGCTTTTTCCCGATAAGAGATTATCCGTATCTGCGTGATAAGTCAATGAAGGGGTGGGAATATGTATATAAAATTGATACATGGATAGACCTGAAACTTCCTATACGCCTCATTATTACAGAAACACCGATAAATATGGCTGTTGCGGTCAAGGACTTTAAATACACAATAAAGACAGACGGTGACCTTTGGTACACACTTGATTTAGAGGAGTTTAATCTTCTGAATTATGAGGGTCAAAGCAATGCGGAGGATGAAATTGATATGGAAGAACTTAATAAACTCAAAGAACAAGTTGCATACCTTGTAGGACTTGTTGAAACCCTTGCAAATCCAATGATATATAACTATATTGATGAAAACATGCCGGAATGGGCACGAAAGAGTGTTCAAAAGGCTGTTGACAAGGGTGTACTCAGCGGAACGGACGAAGGATGGAATTTACAATATAATGATTTGCGTGTAATTGTGTGGTTGGATAGATTGGGGCTGCTTGAATAATGTCATCGGGATTTGATGTTGCGGAACGTGCAAGAAAAGAAATGCAGGAAATAGGGGGCAAGTGCGGAAATAACAATAAATACACTCATTGGTATTCCGACAATGTTGAGAATATAGGATATAACTTTTGGTGGTGTGCGGCATTTGTAAGCTATGTTGTAAGACAGTGCGGTGTTCCGACAAGTATAGTTCCGAATTACTCATACTGCCCTAACTGTATTGATTGGGCACGAAGAAACGGCAGACTTCATTCGAAACATCAAGTTACAAATGGTACATATACACCTCACGCAGGAGATATATTTCTGCGTGAGGGACATACAGGAATAATTGTTTCCGTAAGCGGTAACAGTTTTACTACTGTTGAAGGCAATACAGGAGGGACAAGCAACTGCAGAACTGTGGGAAGTCATACATGGAGCTTTTCAGGCGGTAATTATGATTATGTGTTTAATCCGGAATACTCCGATAAGTCAAACGGAACATCATCTTCCGGAAGTATGGAAAGCTATATGTATTCGGAAAATTCATACGGCGGAGAAAAAGAACCTACAGCTGTATGGAATAACAGAGTTAAGGAAAACATTCATCCTGCAATGCAGAACCTTACTCCTATTACGCCGACTGATGAACTGAAAATGTATGCAAATGATACCGATATAACCGAAATGATAGGAAATCTGTCATGGAAAAACAGTATATATGAACTTGCAACTACAATGTCTTTTGATATAGCGAAAACTGACGCAGCATATCTGAAAGATTTGATGTACACACCGCAAGTCGGCGATATTATCCGAATGGTAACAAATGCAGAGATTTTTCGTGGAGTAATAACAAAGGCAGATGACGGTGACAAGAACAGTAATAAATATACGATTGCTGACCTTGGGTGGTATCTTAATAAAACAAGTCAGACATATCAGTTTAAAAATATTTCGGCAGCCAATGCTATCAAAGAAATCTGTAATGACTTGTCTATATCTATTGTAATGCTGCCGGAATTGACTGCAAATATAAAGCAGATATATTTTGATAAAACCGTATCGGATATACTCAAAGATATTCTTGAAAAGTGCGGCGGGAATTATAATTTTGATTTTGTGCCGGAAGGATTGAGAATATACAAAATCGGAGATTTGACAGCCTATCCCGAATTTCAGGTGGCGAGTAATGTAAGACAGGGATATTCAATTGATTATAGAGGTAATGTAAGCCATAGCACGTCTATTGAGGAGATGTATAACTCTATTAAAATAACCTCTGAAAAGGATAATGTGTATAAGGAATTGATGGTTTTGCAGAACCGTGACCTTATTGATAAATATGGCTTTTTGCAGAAAATAGTTAAGATAGATACCGAAAAAGAAAATGCCGATACAGTTGCAAAACGTGAGCTTAACGAAAATGCAAAGGTGAATGAAACTTTTTCGTTTGAAATAGTAGAGAAATATGACAGCTATACCAGAGCCGGAGAAGTTATATCGGTAGACGGTGTAAAGTATGCAATCGAAAGCACAAGTCACAGTTATAAAGACGGCTGGCATTTTGATAAACTGGAGTTGAGTAAACTTGAATG